ATAACATTGTTTTACTCCTTTCGTTATCCTATATGTAATTAACTTGTGTCTTTCGACAGTTAGAATATACTACAGTATTGGCAATGCTGTCAATCATATATTACAAAATATCTATATTCATACTATTATGAATATTCAGATAATTTACCCCAGTGTTATATTTATTCATTTTTTATAAATAATTATAATTGTATAAAAAAGTATAACTATTCACCGGCTGCGGCTTTTTCAGAATTGTCTGAATATTCTGAAAATTTCGAAAACGAGCTTTTCAAAAATTTTCAGAATCTTTTGAATTTTCTGAATATTTTTAAATTGTCAGAATCTTTTGAATATTCTGACAATTCCCGAAAATTTAATTGTTGAAATTTTCAGAATATTCTGAAAACTTTGAAATTTTCAGAATATTTTGAAAATTCTGAATATTATTAATTTTCAGACAATTCAGAATTGTCTGAAAATTCTAAATTTTCTGAATCTTTTGAATTTTCTGAATTTTTGGAAAATTCTGAAAGTTGACGGACTCCGGAGGTCAGAAAGTTGACGGAGAGTTGACGAAGTTTTCTGAAAATTCTGACACTGTATAAGTATGCAGACCGCTGAGAGTTGACGGTAGTTCTGTCAGTAACTGTAAATTTGCACCGCTGAGAGTTGACCGCTCCGAGAGTTGACCGAGGGTGAGAGTTGACGAGCATATACCCCTAGAACCTATCTAATTTCATTTCTAACAGAGGAAAACCCCCAATGATGATATATTACATCAAAGGGGGTCTAAAATCGCTTAAAACGGAAAATAGAGGGTCAAAATCTACTCAAAATCGTCACTTGGGAGCGAATCTATCAGCTCTCTTTTAGCTTCGTCAGACCGCTCAAACCCAGTGTTTTCAACGTGTTCGACCTTATCGACCATACCGTAGTAGTTTTTACTATAAAAAATATACGTTACAGGATTTACCTGTCCCTCCATAACAGCATTAGTCAAAAATGCCTGCATAATAGTCTTTGCTCTTTTCACAAGGTCTTTCTTGAAAGCACCATACTCTCCACTCTCCCAGTTCCTTATCGTAGCTGTAGTAACTCCAAAAGCTAAAGCAAAGCTCTCCACAGTTGGTTTAACCTCCTGCTCAATACAGAAATTGAAATAGTCGTTAAACCTAGTCACGAACTCATCTTCATTCATACACTTAGGCATAGAAGATATAGTCATAATATTCTTCAGTATAGTTGAAGTCTTGGTTGGGTCAATCTGAAAAGCACTGGGAGTCGGGTTCTTTCGTTCTCCACGCTGTATCTTTCTCTGACTCTCTAATTGCTTTCTCAATTTTTCTCCTGCGTCTTTACGAGGTCTGTCATTCCCGTATGGGTTCGGCATACTCACACACTCCTTTCATAACAATATCATAAACTGCAACAAACAACAAATAAGTTAAATTCATCATCATTACCAATATTTAAAGTGAACAGTATGCACCCTTTCGCCTATTGTTGGCTATACTATTTTCAAAAACACCCTATTTTTCAGAAATAATTTCCAGTTATGTTATATATTTTCCGTTTTTAACCCTATATTTTTTTTGAGAGCAATACAATAGAGCAAGGGTGCATACTATGCACTAAAATTTTAACCTGAAATCCTCAAACCATTGAAATTTCAACGATTCAAGCTAGTGAACAGTTGATTTTCAACTATGCACTAACTATGCACTAGATTTTTTACAGCATTATCCAAATAATCTAACAAAAGTAAATCATCTGAATTTAGTGCATAGTTGGTGAACAGTTGGTGCATAGTTGAATTTACCATTTTCTGTCACTTTTCAACAGCAAACTAATAACTATTTACCAGTTAATTCCTTTTCAACCTTAACTCCCTCCGCATAAGTTTCAATGTGATATTTCTGTTTTAAGGTGATGATTTTACCATATTCTATCATAAGTTCTCTAAGATAATCATCAGTCATTGTGGATAGCTTATCACAAAACCAAAGGGAGAGAGGGCAGTTGGGGCAGGATTCTTTATAATCAGCTGTCACTTCCGGGTAGCCGGAGTAGAAACTGCAAACCGTCTCAGTCATATTTATAAGCTGATTTAAGCTTAAATCCTCGCCCAGTGTTAAAGGTTTATTGGTGCTTTTTCCACTTAGCACCTTAATCTTATCGTTACAGTTTCTCATTACTTTATGTCCTTTCCTAAAGCCTGTTCTAGTCTTGTCTCAAAGTCTATGCACTTACCGAGGTAATAGTCACGGTCGGCTTGACATTTTTTCATCTCAATTAAAGCTGTTTCTTTGGCTTCTCTTTCATTAAGCACCTCGCTCACGAGGTCATCTCTTATCTTTTTGAGTTCGTTGTTTTCAATTTCAAACTTTTCACAACCGCCTTTCCACTTATCAAGGTCACTTCTGATTTTTCTTATTTCATCATCTTTTTTCTTTAGCAGTTTAAAGGCTTCGTCTATTTGGTCATTGTGAATAGAATCTCTTGTTTCTATTTCCTTTTTCAGTCTTTTAATTTCCTCACAGACTTTGTGGTATTTTTTGAAGATTTTGAGTTTATCATTATACAGTGTGCTGTTATTGTCTTTTAATGTATCTATTTCCTTTCTGTACTGCTTAACCATATCATCGTAGGTCTTTTCCCACACAGCACAAGCTTTACTCTTATCGTCTTTGGCTCTTTCAAGTTCTTCGGTGAGATTTGATACAGTCTGTGACAGTCTCTTAATGTATTCTTTATCTGATTCGCTGTCATCACCACCATCATCTGCATAGATATATACCGCTATTTCAATTTCATCAGGCTCGCTCTCTGTTTCCGCTTCTGCTTCGTGTGCGGTCTCTAAAGAGCCTAATTCTGCCCCACAAGCCGCATAGCCGGCAAGGTCGATATAATTATCGTCCTTGTGCTTTCCTGTGGTTATACGGGCGATTTTAAGTAGTGACATCATCATAGCAACGTCTTTGGGTTCAAAGGGATAACCACCCCAGTAAGCTGTCCACAGGTCTGCTATTCGTCTGAAGTTATCTTCCGGTGAGCCGTACTGACCCTCTCTGTCTGTGCAGACTGCATCTGTAGCCTGTTTGAGTATTTCTTTTCTTGTAGTCATAATATGTTGTACTCCTTTCTTTTAATTAACATTATGTATTATCTCCACAACATCACTGTTGCTTCCATCTGAGGTATAACTGTCCAATGTAGTATCATCATAGGTTTCTTCAAAGTCATCTATCATCTTCACACCACGATAGACAAATCCTGTGGACAGCTTAACTTTTACAGGGCAGTATTCCTTGATGCGTTTACCGAACTTTGTCTGAGTCTCTATCGTATAATCGTGGAAAGTTGCCCATTGTTTGTAAGCTGTGTAAAGTTCTTTGGCTGACAGCTTATCTGCCGGTTCGTTTGTCACAACCACACAGTCATCAAAGAACTGTCCCACAGAGTTCATTTCTCTCTGATAATCTTTAACTGATTCAGTAACAATGTCAGGTTCTCTCAGTCCCCCGGCTTTCCAGTCTTTAAGACCGTCCAATACCCAAGTGAATATATCGGGCAGTTCCGCTAGGAGTTTATCTTTAAGATTAACATCTTTTTGTTCATCGGAAAAGGTTGCAAGAAACGGTATGAGTTTCACACGTCTCCATATGCCGAGGTCTGTACCTCTGATGATTGGCTTGTGATTTGTGGCAATCCATATCTTAAATTGTGGTATGAACTGAAATTCGTGTCCGTAAAGGTAACGTGCCGTAACCACTTCACCGCCGGTCAGATGCTTGACAAGACTCTCGTCAAGTGCCTGTTGCTCATTTGTCTCAACCACAGTTACAAATCTTGCAGACTGAAGTCTTGCTATATCTGAGTTGGCTGAACTGTCTGTTGACTTCATCATAAGGGTCTTGGCTTCTGCGTTCTTGGCATAATCTCCAAGCAGTGCTGTAACTATGTCAAGAAAAGTTGACTTACCGTTAGCACCCATACCATATAAGAAGAACATACACTGCTCCGATGTATCTCCTGTAAGTGAGTATCCCACACACCTCTGTATATATCTAGCAAGGTCGGCATCACCGCAGGTTATCTCATCTATGAACTGAAGCCACCTGTGAGGTGTTCCTGTTCCCAGTTTCGTCTGTGACATCTGTGTGAGCATATCTGAGGGTCTGTGTTCTCTTAAGGTCAGAGTGTCAAGTTCAAGTGTACCGTCAGACAGATTGAAAAGATTTGTATCGGCATCAAACAGACTGCTGTCACAGGCAATGGGTTCTAGTGCCATAGCCTCTTTTAAGGCATTTTCTTTACCACGATGAGATTGTGACTTGTTTATCCATTTGAAATATTCTTTTCTTTCTTCCTGCTCGTCCTCTGTTTCTGAGGGTAGTATCATAGCTTCCTCTGTCATAGAACGGAGCATATCATTAAACAGTCTTTTGATGCACGCTGTGGTATCCTCAGACCAGTGAGTGCTTTTCCAGTTATACCATCTCTCGTTTGTGTGATTAAAACGGGTCAGTGTTCCGAACATATCGGCAAACCTTTGTGCGTTACCCGAATCGTGAAATCCGTACTTTGTACAGGGTATATATTCACCGTTCGCATTTTTAACCATCACAACTGCGTCTTTGTCAAAATAAGTGGCAACCGTTCTATTGTTTGCTGTATTGTATGTTCGTGGCAGATAGTCTGCTCGTTCGGCTTTGCGTTTATGCGGTTCGTCTTTACTGTCAAAATATTCAGAACCCATAAAAACATCTATGCAGGTATCCATATGTCTGCCGAACCAAAATACAATCTTCTGCATAAAACCCATATCATCTACAGATTCATCACCTGTGGGACGCTCTCCATTATAATAAGCGGCAAATACAGGGTCTTTCATAGCCTTTTCAAGCTGTGCAGGAACATCTTCACAGATATGACATTCCTTTGTTATGTTTTCTGTTATCTCGGTACGCTTGCAGTATTTTTCCTGTACTTTAGGTACAATCTTTTTACCGCTTCTGAGTTTGTTATAACCCTCAAGAACTCTGCCGGTCATAGTAAAATAGCGGTTTTGGTCGTACATCTCAATGTTCACATCACCTATTTTACCACGATTACCTACTTGTGGGAGTTCTCCCTTGCAGATGATGTGAATACCTGTACCGGAATGAGATATTTCTGTATAAGAGCCTATTTCCTCTATTATATTCATTATCTCACTGTCCACACAGCCGTCCTCATCTATGCAGTGGTCGAAGTCTATACCCATTATACCATATCCTAGAGCGAAACCGATACCTACATCTGAATGAGTTTCCTTTGTAATTAACGCAGTCTGATAATCTGACAGGTTATCGGGATTTGTTACATCTATGGGTTTTACTCCGTTAAGTGGTGACAGAGGTATTTTATTTGACAGGTCATAGCATAACCACCTGTTTATTTTTCGTAATTCAGCAGGAAAACCCATACTATTCACCTCTTTCTATTCTTAATGTGGAAAACATATCGTCCAGTTTCTTCATATTGTCATCTGACGGTTTGGATACATTGTTCTCCCACTTTGCAACAGTGTTGATAGATACACCGATTGCTTTTGCAACACTGATTTGTGTCAGATTATATTTCTGTCGCATAGCTTTAAGGTTACTCATACACATCAACTCCTTTCTTTATATTAATGGTAATCAATATTACCAACACCAACAACAACTGATGTGCTTATCATAACATAAAGGAAAAGACTTGTCAATCGAGAAATTGGAAAAAAATATTGGAAAAAAGTATTGACAGCATTACCAATATGGTGTATGATGAGTACATCAGAGGAAAGGAGGTAAATATGAGATACAGATTAGAATCAGTTCACTTATACAATGAGCAGGAAAAAATACTTAACGAATATCCACAGCTTGCAAAGTTCAATATTGAAATTGTAAAGAGAGAAATTGAGAGAGGGTATAATAAAATTGAATTTCGGTATGACGTATATATCGAAATAGCTGATTTAGAAGAACTGAGTAAGTTAATGTGTATTTTGGATTGTGACCTAATAATTACAAAAACTTATGATAAGTTAAAAGAAACTTTAATTATGATTTATGATGGTTATATTGAATAGTAAAGGAGGTAAATATGATAGAAATAAGATACCATTGCAGACATTTATCTAATGCTGAAGATAAAAGATGTAAACTCACTGAAGAAGATGTTGTTGAACTTAAAGAAATGTATAATAGCGGTGATTATCTAATGAAAGAACTTGCTGAAATTTTTGCGGTACACGTTGATACGATACGTTTTTACCTGCACCCTAAGATAAGACGTAAGAAGAATAATCAGGCGGCTCGTCACTATTATAAAAAGAAAGGAGAAGTAAAGAATGAGTAGTAATAAAGTAGGACTGATTTGCAGTATAACAATGCTTATAGTAACAATCCTGTTATCCACAAACAATATAATACAGTCGATGAAATTAAAAGAAGCAAACGAAAGACTTTGTAATTTGGAAACTGTTGTGTTGGAACTGGAAAACGAAAATTATAGTCTTGATGAATTTCAGAATCAGACCTATTATAATATAAATCTTTCACAGGACTTACAGGAGTACACATTTATACAGTGTATAAAGTATGATGTAGACCCGGTACTGGCACTGGCGGTGATGAAAACGGAAAGTGGTTTCAATACTGACGCTGTATCTGAAACAAATGACTACGGTATTATGCAGATAAACGCTTGTAACCATAAGTGGCTCTCAGATGCTTTCGGTGACATAGACCTGCTAAATGCTAAAGACAATATCAGATGCGGTGTGTATATGCTCTCTAAAATCAAATATCCCACGAGGGAGCAGAAACTGATGACTTATAATATGGGTAGTGTACAAGCTAAAGCATTGTGGGAAAAGGGGACTTATTCCACAGATTACACAGAAAAAGTTATTGATAATATGAAATATATACAGAAGAAAGAGGTGATTATGTAATGAGAGTACAGATTATGGGTAAGCAAGAAGTTGAATTAAAAGAAGTATCTATAGGAACAACTGTTAATCATAAAGGACATTTATTATTTATAACAGATGAATATGACGGAGAAGAGGATGGTATATTGTGTGTAGAATTAACCACAGGCACAACACATTGGTTATCTCAGAACACACCTGTAGAAGAAATTCCTGTAAAAATATTAGCATATACAGATTATAATACATTGTATGCAGAAGGGAGAGATTAGTATGATAGCTAATTTATTAGAAAAAATATCAGAGCTTGAACAGCGAATAGTTGAGTTAAAAGCTGAGGTTGAGAAAGAGGAAAAAGAAAATAAGAGCATCAACAAAAGGTGGAGAGCTGAATGTGGGGACGGCTATTGGGCTGTTACGGATTACGGAATGCCTGATTGGTCGTACGAATGTAACAGAGATATGGATAATTTCCGTTACGACACACATAATCACTTCCAGACCAAAGATGAGGTTCGGAGATATGCTAAGGTGCTTGAGACTGAACGACAGCTAAGGAGATTTGCAGACGAACATAATGGTGAGATTGGTTGGAGTAATAATAATTCAGCTAAACGCTACTTGTCCTATAACTATAGCACACAATCAATATGTACACGTTCTGTTTGGACACTAAAAGAGCCAAGAGTTATATATTTTTCATCAAAAGAAATTGCAGAACAGGCAATAAAAACAATCGGTGAAGATAAAATTAAAGAATATCTCACCTATGAATGGTAGGTGATATAATAATGAGTGACACATATTATAGAGACAGAACAATAAGGTTCGTATTATTAGACTGTGTGGGTACTGGTTCAGAGTGTGACAAAGTGCTTTATAGTACGGTAGAAATATACATAGGTGATAATAATGAAACACCACCTGTTGTTGTAGGTGATACACTACAGGAAGCAATTAAACAGTTTGACAAATGGTGTGCTAATCATCATATAGGAAGTGAGGTGAATAGATTATGAACAATTACGAAAATCAAAGAGAAATAATAGACGCTATCTTAAATAGCAATAGCAGTATAGCGATAGATATAGACACGAATAAAATTACAACCTGTAGAGGTTTGGGTTGTAGTAGATGTCTATTTTTTGGTGAGTATAATAAAAATATTAGTTGTTATGGAAATACAATAAAATGGCTAGTTTCAGAGTGCATTGAGCCTGAAATTGATTGGAGTAAGGTAGCTGTTGATACACCTGTACTTGTATCTGATAACGGCGAAAAGTGGTATCGCAGATATTTTGCAGGTGTAGATGATAAAGGTAGGCTTTTTATGTTCCCAAATGGTAGAACAAGTTGGTCTAATAAGGGTTACGGTCGTATGCCTGTGCCTTTTAAATATATAAAACTAGCGGAGGTGGAGTGAGAATGAGTATTGTATGCCGTGATTGTAAATACTGGGGTGGAAACAATGGTAAACCAATAAATTCTGTTGGCGATAGTAGATGTTTGAAACTTAAACGTATTACCCACGCAATGAATTATTGCAACAATTTTAAATTAAGGGAGGTAAAACAATGAAATACAGAACAAAATTAGTAACAGTAGAAGCATTTAATTATGACGGAGACTTGATGGATAAATACGGGAATTATTATGTTCCGCAGTGGGCTGTGGAAGCGCATAAAAATGGAACACTGTTCTATGGCTGCGGAGTAGGCGGAGACGAGTTATTTATTGAGGTGACACCCGAAAGTGTTTATCGTGTCAGTGTGGGCGACTACATTGTCAGAAGTGCAACAGGCAAGATTTATCCTTGCAAACCTGACATATTTGAGCAGATATATGAGGACTGGAGTGAGTAAGAATGCGACCAATAGATGCTGACAGATTAAAAGAAGTGTTGGATAGAAATTTCAGTCATACAGGTGGAGCAGAAGTGATACGTCAGATAATTGACAAACAACCAACTGCTTACGATATAGACAAAGTCGTGAAACAGTTAGATAAAGCAAGTGATTGTTACGAATGCAACGAACAGGGTAGAGAATATGTGCGAATGATAGATTTGACAGAAGCTGTAGAGATAGTGAGATGTGAGCAGGAATGGACATAAAAACTAACGTTTGTATGATAATCGGTTGCATCGCATCATCTTATTTAGACGATGACACAAAAGCAGAGCTTATAAATTTTATACAGGAGTTGGAAGAAAAAGCAGGTGAGCAGGAATGACATACGAAGAGACAATGAATAGTATAAAATGCGGAGATTGTTTAGAATTAATGAAAGAGATACCTGATAAAAGTATTGATTTGATTCTTTGTGACTTGCCATATGGTCAAACAGCTTGCAAATGGGATTCAGTTATTCCATTTGAATCATTATGGAAACAATACAAACGAATTATCAAGGATAATGGGGCAATTGTATTGTTTGGTTCAGAACCTTTTTCATCAGAACTAAGACATAGTAATCTACAAATGTATAAATATGATTGGATTTGGGAAAAGCCACAAGGAGTAAATTTTGCTCAGTGTAATCATATGCCTATGAGCGTTTATGAAACAATCAGCGTGTTTGGAAATTTTGGATTATCAAAAAACGCTAAAATCCAACCTATTTATAATCCACAAGGGGTCATAGAAATAAACAAACCCAAAAAAGCAAAAACATATTCAGAGCATAGACCAACATCAAATAATAAAGACCACATTCAAAAATTTTCAAATTATCCAAGACAGATTATTCAATTTAAAGCTGCAAGGGGATTCCACCCCACCCAGAAACCAGTAGCTTTACTCGAATACCTTATCCGCACTTACACCAATGAAGGTGACACAGTTTTAGATAATTGTATGGGTTCGGGTAGTACAGGGGTTGCTTGCATAAATGAAAACCGTAACTTTATCGGTTACGAACTTAATGAAGAGTATTTTAATATCGCACAGAATAGATTGAGAGAAGCGTGGAAAGAGCGAAAGGAGTGGAGTAATGAAATTAATAGAAACAAATGAATGGTGCATAAGCACCGATGGGGAGTATTTCTTTGATGCGTATGACAGCAAAGAGGAAGCTATAGAAAACCTAAGGGATAGTTATAACGATGGGTATATCGGCAAGTGCGTCGAAATAGAATTTGCCGAAGAAGATATAATACCTTATATCGAAATAGTTCATATATTAAGTGAGACACTATCTGATGAAGTAGGTGAAGCTTCAGAAGATTGGGAGTTCACTACTGAACAAGAGGAAGAAATCTCTCAAATAGTTGCAAAAGCTGTTATTGATTATATCAATAAGAACCATCTGCAACCACGCTGTTATAAAGTTATCGACATAGAATTTATTGAGGGAGAGGTGGAATATGATACCAAGAGCGAAGAAGCCTAAAAAGAAGTCTATTCACAAGCCGACCAAGACACCGTATGAATATGTAAAGGCGACAAATTTCCTTAACATATCCGCAATGGTTAGAACCCTTGCTACGGTGTATGACTGGAGCAAGGAACAGATAGACGAGTTTATGGAGTCTCATATGGCACTCTTGCAGGAGATTTCAGACCATAGATGTAATATAAAACAGTTCGTGAAAGACACCGAAGAACTTACCGGTGTGAACATAACAAAACTGATAGATAGAACCTGTGAGGTGATAGAACAATGATTACGATATATGAGTATATTAACAACTGTGTTTATTGCGGAAACAAGGCTGAAATTAAATTAACCTTAAATCATACACCGGGAGATGATTATAACAAACTTTTAAATATGGTGTACTGTCCAAACTGTGGCAGGAGAGTTGTGAAAAACACAAAGGAAACAACCATAAATGAATGGAACAAAATGAATAAAAGGAATGATGAGAGATGAAATTATATGAACATCAGAAAACAATTTTAAATCTTCTGACAACTCACAGACAGTTTGCAATATTCGCAGAACAGGGAACAGGAAAAACGCTCCCTGTTCTCTACCATATAACAAATCTTTATATGTCGGGAAAGATTAAAAACGCTCTTATAGTCGCTCCACTATCTGTACTGGGTAGTTGGTCTAGGGACATAGAAAAACTCCCTAAGAGCCGAAAAGAAGCCGCTTTAGAGTGTATTGAGGTTATCAACTATGATAAGGTGTGGAGACGAGACAAATACAAAGGTCACTTTGACGTGGTTGTACTTGATGAAGCACATAATATCGTCAACAGACAAGCCAAACGAAGTATATGGGCGATTGGTACTAAGCGTAAGAAAAATCCGGTCATAGGGGTAAACAGACGCTCTGAGTATCGCTATATACTCACAGGTACACCGCTTGACAAAGGTAAACTGGAACAGTTCTATACTCTTATGGATTTTCTTGTACCGGACATATGGGGAAGTTATAAGGAGTTTTCTGCAAGGTATCTTATCGAACGACAAATACCGGGAACATTTGTAAATTTTGTAGTTGGATACAGACATCAGGACGAACTGCTTGATATAGTTGCTCAAAGGAGTTTTCGTATATTGAAAAAAGAATGTCTCGACTTGCCGGAAAAACTACCGCCGGAAATCATAGTGTGTGAGAATAAAGAGAAGAAACTGTATAAAGAAGCAGAACAATCTTATATATGGGACTTGCAGATGAACTTTGCAAACCCACTTGTTAAACTGGCGAAGCTGAGACAGATTGCAAGCGGATTTATAATAGACGATGACGGAGAAGTTCACGATTTGAAGTGTCAGAAGTATTCCATACTGGAAGAACTTGTTACCTCAATACTGCCGAGTAAGGTAGTAATCTTTGCCAATTTTAAATATTCTATTAGTAAAATTGCCAAAATGCTTGACAAGCAGAAGATAAAGTATATTATATTAGATGGAGACACAAAAGATAAGCTTGTTTGGAAGAAGTTTCAGTCTGACGAGGATATAAAAGTGTTTATTGGACAGTATCAGAGTGCCAAAGAGGGTATAGACCTCTTTGCAAGTACACACGTTATTTACTTTGAACCTTGTCAGGATACAAGAACTTTGGCTCAGTCACAGGACAGATGTCACCGTATAGGTGTCAGAGAACCTGTGAATTATTATCATCTGCTTACAGAAAAGACTGTAGACGAAAGTATCTACCACCTGCTTGAAAAGGGTGAAAGTCTCAATCAGAATTATTGCAGACAGATAGTAGAACAGGGTTATTTTGAATACTAAAGAAAGGAGTACAGTGTATGAGTGATGTAATTAAAGTGAGTAGAAAAATGGATAAGATGTACCGAGTAGGTCTGCCGGAAGATGTCAGAAAACATCTGAACATTAATGTTGGTGATTTTGTTGACTTTATTATGGATACAGATAAAGACTATGTAACAATCCGTAAACAGAGCATAGAAGAAAAATACGATGAAATAACCGAATAGAAAAGAGGAAATAACCGATGAAACAATGGGAAGAAAAATTATGGTTCTATGACTTTGAGGTATTTGAACAGGACTGGTTACTTTGTCTGAACTCATATCTTGAGCCGGACAGGTGGGAGGTGTTCCACAATGACTGCAAGGCTGTTCAGAAGTTCATAGAAGAAAATGACATACTGATGTGTGGTTATAATAATAAATGGTACGACCAGTATATCCTTAAAGGTGTCCTTTGCGGTTATGATACCTTTGTCATAAAAGAAATCAATGACTGGATAATAGCTGACGGACAGCAGGGTTGGGAGTATCCGTTCGATTACTGCGAAGTGCCGCCGCAGATGGATTTGATTCTTGACATCGTACCTAGAAAATCACTTAAAGAAATTGAGGGTAACTTAGGTCTTGATATTACGGAAACAACAATAGACTTTAATGATAAGCGTAAGTGGACTAAGAAGATGTTTGAAGAAATTCTCTATTACTGTAAAGCTGATGTATCAGCGTTAAGACCACTTTACGAGATGAGAAAGAATTATATTCAGACGAAGATTGACATAGCAAGAGAACCCGATAGCGGTCTTGATGAAAGCAAGGTTATGGGTATGACTAATGCCAATGTAGTAGCAGACTTCTTAGGTTGTGAAAAAATCAATGTTGATTTAGATGAAAAATATGAATTTCCTAAGAATATTGATATTACTGAAATCAGAGAAGATATTGTGAACTTCTATGAGAATATGTCACCTAAGTATAACTATGATGGAAGTATTAATGAAGATGCTTCACCATCATATGATACCGAGATTGCCGGCTGTCCACACAAACTGGGTTTTGGAGGACTTCACGGAGCAAGACTTAATTACTTTGAGGATACATCTTCGGGAAAAAGATTGATACTTAACTACGATGCTTTCTCGTTCTATCCGTCAATAATGCTTATTAATAATCATCTGTCAAGAGCAGTACATTATGTGGATAAGTTCAGACATCTGTACAATGAGAGAAAGGATAGTAAGTTCAATCCGGATTCTACAGTACCAAAGGAAAAGATACCCACAATCAAGCTTGTAATGAATACAATGTATGGGGTTAGTGGTGCTAAGTTCAATAAGGCATACGACCCTTTGCAGTGTAAGAGCGTGTGCGTTGACGGTCAGATTTCTCTTATCAGTCTGATACTGGAACTGGAAAAACAGATAGAAAGCTTTGTACTGATACAATCCAACACAGATGGTATTATGTTCTCAATAAACGAAGAAAACTACGCATACTGTGTTTCTGTAATTAAAGAGTTTGAAAACAAAACAGGCTTCATTATGGAAGAAGATAGAATATCCAAAGTGTGCCAAAGAGATGTGAACAACTATCTGATTGTAATGGATAACGGTAAAATCAAGTGTAAGGGTAAACTCTTTGCCCCTCTTAATAAGGGTAAATATGAAGCCAATTCATTAAAAATTGTATCCACAGCATTGCAGGAGTATTTTGTAAACGGTGTACCTGTTGAAGAAACTATAAATAACTGTAACGATGTTGAGCAGTTTCAGATGATTGCAAAGTGCGGTCACACATATAATGGTGGAATGTTACAGTATATGAATGGTGATTATGCTATCAAGTTGCAGAAATGTAACCGTATATTTGCCGGTAAGATTGAAAACTACGGTTATATCTATAAGGTTAAATGTGATAAGGAAAGCTACACCATAAGACGAAGTGCAAAACAGCTAGGTGAAAGAGCATTAGCTAATAGACCGGGTTGGTCGTATATAGGTCAGTCTGATGACGGTAAATATGAATATAGTGAAAAACGGATAAAGCACCCGTTCATAGATGGGGAATATATAACCACAATGAGTAAGGTTGCCGATTGTCCACCTCACCCACAAGTTGCAAATAATTTATCTGAAATTACTATTGACAATATTGACAAGCTGTGGTATATTGAATATACGTTAAAACACATTGAGAAATTTAAAGGAGATAATAAGATGACAAAAAAAGCAGACGAAAAAGTTAAAGTTGAAGAAAAGCAGGTCGCCGCTGTTTCACCTGTAGATAAACCCATACCGGTTTCTGATGAAACAGTTACAATGGTTACAGCGGATATGATACAGAATAACCGTGAGAACCTGCTTAAATGGCTCACCAAATATCAGAGTATGAGAAAGTTCTTTACTGAAAGCGAACTCTTAGCTGACGGATACAACTCTCAGCAGAAGTATGAGTATGTTAAAGGTGACACATACAGACAGGCTTTAAACGATGCTTGCCTTGAGTGTGGTATGGAGTATTTATTCGAGTTTATATTTGCTGAACAGATTGAACTTAAATCCGATAAGATGATTCTTACAAGAATACACGCTATGATAACTTTAGTGGATATTGAAACAGGTTTTATGAGAAATTTCTGTATTATAGCAGATGGTTCAGACAATATGGATAAGGGTATTTACAAGGCTGAAACAATGGGTATCAAAGCCTTTGTACAGACCAACTTCTTAAAGGGTAGAACTGTTGATGCCGAAGATGGTAACGGTTACACAAAACCTGCGACACTGGAAATTAATAATCACAAACCTGTTCCGGCAGAAACAAGAGCAGAGATTAAAAAGGAACTGACATCAAATCCGGAAGTAGCAAGCGGTGAGTATCTTGATAAGATTGTAGCGGCAGTTTTAAAGGTTAGAGAAACAGACCCTAATTTCTTAGCTGACACAGACCTTTCAGCGGTTAATGACGGAACTATTTCACAGGTTGATGCCGTGGCTCTTTATTGCAGAATTGAAGATGAAGCAGACGAAATGGGTATAGAAATTTAAAAACGAAAGAGTGTGAAAATATGACAGACAATATAACAAAGGGATTCACAGAAAAGGAATGTGAAATACTTATAAAAGATATCGTAACACTTGTGATGATGAGTTATGTTTTAGGTAATGATGGTAAATTAGTTCACATAAATGACGTTAAAGCTAAAACCTATCAAACGGTTGCGAATGTAATTAATGATATAGAACACGGTATAAATGATACGTCGGATTTAGCTCTTGTAGCTTTAACAACGTCTATATTAAGCAGTAAAATATATAAAAGAAAAGTGGAGGTTAAAGAAAATGACAACAAACAGAGCGACAAATAAACCTGAGACATTCACGAGAAAAGAACTTGTGAATATGATAAAAGCACAGGTATTAAATGGTGTTTTAAACGAAATAATTGTACTTGATGACGGTAATCTTTCTGAGGGTGAAGATGATGCTTTGCTGAAAGAAGCTAAAGATAGAATCTTCAACGTACTTGATGAAGTGATTAACGATGTAAAGGAAATTGAAGATATGGCTGAACTTCTCATAGAATCAACGGTGTCAACCACGCTGATGGTAATAGCACAGGAAAGGGGGAGAGAAAATAATGAAATGGAATTATAACGAAGATAAAACTGCGGTAGTTTTAGATAAACCACCTCGTAGTAAACTGAAAATTACAGGTACAAGGTTTGCTTCAATCTGTGGCTTTAATGAGTGGTCTACACCATTTCAGTCGTGGTGTGAAATAACAAAGACAGCTAAACTGCCTTTTGAGGGTAACATCTACACAGAAGCCGGTAGAACCATAGAGCCGAAAATCATACAGTATCTGAAAGACACAATCTCAAAGAGAGTAACTTCTCCTGAAGAATACTTTGGTAATCTTTATGAGAGTGTAAAGTATGACTTTTACAAAGATGCTTCTAAAGTTTTCGGCGGTATGTGGGACGCTGTAATCACAAAACCTAACGGTGATGTTAAAACCATTATAGAAATCAAAACAACTAAGAGAGTTGAGGACTGGCTTACTGCTCCACCTATTTATTATGTGATGCAGGCTTGCTTGTACGCATATCTTGAGGGTGTGGACAACGTAATGATGGTTGTAGCATTTCTTGAAGATGATGACTATGCTCACCCGGAAAAGTTCGTACCTACAACCGAAAACACAAAGGTGTATATGTTTAATCTCTCAATGGTTGAGATAAGCGGTAAGCCGTTTAAAGAGTTCATAAAGTATGCCGAGGACTGGTGGAACTATTATGTACTACAGGGGTTATCTCCGGAGTTCGATGAAAAAAGAGATGCTGACATTCTTAAGGAACTCAGAAAAACCGAACCTGTTGAAGCAGAGGGTTTAAGCGATAAAATCAAGGCTGTAATGCGACTTACAGAGCAGGTTGATACAATTAAGCGTGATTGCGGTTTAGATGGCTTAGAGAGTAAAATAAAGGCTCTGAAAGCTGATATAAAAGAAGAACTGCTATCACAAATGGGTGAAAACGATACAAACATTAAATACGAAAATGCTGAAATAACCAAAGGTAATGATAAGGTTGAAGCTGACATTGAAGCACTTAAAGCCGATGGTCTTGACAAATACCTTATCACAAAGCCGGGTAGTTATACATTAAGGTTTAAAAAGGAGTGATATGTATGAAAAGAATATTTGCTAAAACAGCCATTGAATGTATGGGATTTGTGAAAAACGAATACGCAGACAACTTAGATGTGTTTGAAAAATATGCAAAGACATTGATGGGTTTTGTATCTGTCGATGATAGAATTGATTTATCCGATGAGGGTATCATCAACGCATCAAAAGAATTTGTTAATGAAATGTGTGATAGATTGTGGTATGCTGAAATTCCAACATACGAAATCGTATATAAGATGCACAAAATATGCTCGGCTATGACAAATCTTTACAAATATGCAGGAGTACCTGTAGAATTCAGTTATACGCTTGAAAAACCGATTACGGTTTTCTAAGTTGATAAAATAAAAAAAGAAAAAAAAGAAAGGAACAAAACAAAATGAAAGTAAAATTAACAGAGGGAACATTCACACTTATGAGAGAGGGTGAACAGGTATTACAGGTTGTATCAGCAGAGGGTAAACCCAAGAACAGACCTAAGAACTTAGAAATGAAATTCAAAAATGCTTATGGTGAAACTGTGTCAAACACATATCAGCTTGACGGTTCAAACGAAAAAGCTATGTTTGTTACATCATTTATGCTAAAGGCTTTACTAGGAGACATTAAAGAATTTGACACCGAAGATATTCCTACCCTAGTAGGTAAATGTGTCAGAGTTGAGATTACTCACACAGAAGTTGAGAGTAAGAAAGAGGACGGTAAAATACTGACGTTTGCTAACATCGGTAAAATCATCGGTTCAGCTTCAGAAAGCGAAATGCCTGTATCAGAAAGTGTAAAACCGACAGATACCGCAGAACCGTCAGATGATGTTGTAACTGGAACACCTAAAAGACCGAAACTGTAGGTGATACTATGAATCAGGAGAATAAAAAGATTCTCCACAGTGCTATTATTCACTACGGACAGGTCAGCCAAGTCGACCAGTCCGTAGAAGAAATGGCTGAACTGATACAAGCACTCAACAAGTTTAAACGCAAAAACAAACGAAAAGAGGACACTGTACCGGTTCAGATTAATATTGCTGAAGAAATAGCCGATGTGGAGATAATGCTTGAACAGCTAAAGATAATATTCAAATGTTCCGGACAGGTTGATATATGGAGACGAAAGAAACTCCGCAGACTTGCTGATAATATAGCAAAGGACAAAGTGAATGAAAGAAAAAGTTCTCGAAAAAGAGGTAGACCGGTATCTGAAAAGTCTGAATGATTGTTACTTTGTGAATATACACGGTAACGGTATTCAAAGAGCCGGAGTGCCGGACAGACTGATTTGTTATAAAGGTTTCTTTGTAGGTCTTGAACTCAAAAGACCGGACGGTAAGGGAAAAGAAAGTAACAGACAGAAAATTGAGGGAAACAAGATAATAAACGCAGGTGGCATATATGCCTGTATAGACTGTTTATCAGATTTACACGATATAATATGGAGTATAGACGCTACCGACAACGACTTTCAGATGCTGAAATAAAAGAAGTATGTACCTATTTTGGTACATACTTTCTTTTTTTAAGATTTATACATTGACTGTAAAATCTTAATCTCTTTTACTTCCTCAATAATTTTCTCGTGTTCCCAGTTGTAAACAGCTTCCATTGCTTCAGGCGGTTCTCCGTGTTCCTTACGGTAATTCTCAATAATCTTCACAACAGCACTGTGGAGCATATCCATATGATTACTTTCCTGTAGTGAAAGATTGTTGTACATATCAGCAAGTCCTCTATCTTCATCACGATATTTTAAAGCACATTCAATATATTTGTTTGCATCTTTAACCTCATCGTGTATCTGAGATATTAATTCTTTTATGATTTTCATACTAGCAACAACCTCCACAACCACATACATTCATAGGTAGGTTCTCCACAATCAGATACGAGTTCGCACCGTTTACAACATAATATCCTCTGTACTTTCTTCTCGTTCTTAAATCCGAACCGGTTACAGGTAAGCTGTACTTATTGTAAACAGGTATGTTTGCACCGTTGATTGTGACCTGCACAGGTAGGGTTTCTCCGGCTGTCGGAATGTTCTGACAAATTACAAAACATACTCTCTGTAACGAAACGATACCGTTTGGATTGTCCGCAAGAGTCAGTAACAGATTTTCACCCGATACCGCCACATTTGAAGTTCTGTGAAAATTAACACATTTACTCATAGTAATCTCCTTTCTCAAAGAGGGAGTTAAAACCCCCTCTGAATTTTAGTAGCAACCACAACCTCCGCAGTTATATCCTGCTCTAGTTGTAAGTGGTGGGTTAGTTACGAAGCTACCCAGTGTGTCAAGCAGGTATCTGTTCTGAGCGTCCTGTGAGATAGTAAGGTTTGCTTCCTGTAGTTTATCTCTGAGGGTCTGAATCTCATTATCTCTGATTAATGCTCTAGTTGCTTCACCCTCACTGTGGATAGCCTGTTTTGTTTCGCAACAGCAGTTTTCCATCTGATGTGACAGTTCGCATAATCTCTGCTGAAGTGCAAAATCACCCTGCTGAATGGTGTTGCTTAAAGCAAAGTTACCCTGCTGAATTGCGTTGTTGAGAGCATAAGTGGAATCACAGATTCCGTTACCCAGTGAATCAAGTTTTGATTCGATAAACTGGTTGTCAAATCCTCTCTGAATTTCTGAGTCAGTGAAAGCGTTACCTCTGCCGTTTCCACCCCAACCGTTAGTACCGAACATAAACAGGAACAGTATGATTATCCACCAAGCACCGTTGCCGGCAAAATCAGCGTTACCGTCTGTTGCGGCTTTAATATCCGCTAAGCTATAGTTTTCCATATTAAATCTCCTTTCTTAATATGATTAATTTATTCACACAGCTTTATTGCTGTATGTTACTTTAAGAACTGACTGAACATCTGAGCCTGTTGTTTTAACTGCTCAAACTGAGCCTGTGACATCTGACCGCTGTTAAGCAGTTGCATAACAGTCTGTTGTGGGTCGCCTGTGAACTGTTTCTTGAATTTCATAAATTCACCTATCATACTCATAGGGTTATTTTGATTTTGAGGATTTTGCATTAACGGGTTCATCTTTTACCTCCTTACTGGCTATCATAGCCGTGAGAGCTTCTATTTTAGCTTCTAAGCCGCTGAACTGCTCTTTAGTGATAAATTGCTCGGTAGATATATTTTCGTCCGTCTTAAAGGGTATTTCTTTGAACTCAAAGGCTTTGGTTGTACATATACCCATCTCATTTGCTTCTTTGAGGTAAAACACCGGTTTGTTCGTGTTCATAAACCACACTTTGACGTTAGGTTGTACGGTTGTGTTTCGTACTTCACTGTCATCGTTTACATTTACCCAGTTGACGTTGTTTTGTGGCTGAATGGACTGTTTCTGCTGTTGCTGTAACATATCCAACCTGCTCATATAATTCTGTCTAGGGTTAAATGGCATCTGTGGCATTACATCTTGATAATTCATAACAACCTCCTAAATTCAATTCTCTGATTGTCAGATATTCATCTAATTCGTCTAATGAGTCAGTTGCCTTGTGTCTGAGATATATGTTTTCAGCTTCAAGCCGGCTATATCCCATATCAATTAATCTGTTCACCAAAGCACTGTCTGTGTCAGGTACAGAAATATAACCCATAGTAACAAGTTCCTGTATTACTGAAGTAACAAGATGTACAGGCAGTGTGGACAGGTATTCACTCTGACCTATTATAACTACAGTATTATTCATTTATTCGCACCTCCTATAAATTATTTAAACATAATAAAAGAACCTCAAAGGTTCATAAAAGTACCTTTAAAGGTTCATTAAAGTATCATATATTTTCTTTAAGGCTGTCTTGTGTTTTCGTTTGGCTGTCGGATAAGACATACCGAGAAAATCAGCAAGTGCCTGTAGATTCTTTTGTCGTATATCGTATTCAAGAATTATGATAAATTCATCTTCAGGAAGTTCACAACCATCAAGAAGTTTCTTTGCTTTGACAGGTGATATACTTCTAAGCATTGCTCTAACGCTTTGAATTTCCACATTCAAAAGCATCACCTACGTTCTATACGTCTTAGCCTTTTTCCTCTTACCGGAAGTCTTCTTCTTCTTGGTTGTAGTTTTCTTTCTCTTAGCTTTAAAGCCACCAAAACGAGGTGGATTCGGCAGGGTAGCACCCGACCTTACAGTTTGTTTCTGATAAGCCATTATTAATCACCGCTTTCTGAATAACTCTGCTGTTGAGTTTCCTGACTAAAGTCCTGTGTCTGAGTACAATCTCTTGGGTGAATGTAAGCTAATGCTATAAATGTTGTGAACACAACTGCCCACATTATATTGCATACTATAAGTGCTATAACCCACTTCTTTGCAACTTCATTGCAACCCTTTACATATTCTTTGAACTGTTCCATATTATTTTTCCTTATGCTTACCGTCTACATATGCTTCACAAGCCGCATATATAGCCGCTGAGAATACTGTACAACAGATACCGATTGTAGCTATAACTTGGTTATCAGTTGCTATACCTGCAATACTTGTACCGAGTGAAGATAAACCTGCACATACCGCAAGCCAAAACTTTCTGCTAGTGAGTTTGTTTCTCATAATAATCACCTCATTTCTCACAATGTTCTTTTAATTTCTCAAGGGTTTTCTTCCCAAACGAACCGTCTATCACAAGACCTACAGCCATCTGAAAACCTTTTACAGCATCTACGGTGTTATTACCGTATGAACCATCTATATCGTCTTTATAAAGATTACACCACGCTAGGAATTTCTGTATTCTAGTCACGTTCTTTCCCGTATTACCCTTTGTATAGTAACCTTTTCTCGGAAGTATAGGTACTTCTCCTTTGTAATGATAAGGTATCTTGGATTTATAATACCTGCCGTTTGTCAAAGCCATTATAACGTGGGTTTTCTCATTGATGATAATATCACCTCTTGCAAGGAACTTATCACTCTTAAGTAAGTCAGAATCAGTGTATTTCTTAAACTGTCCCGTAGCCATTAATACATTAACCATATTGCCTGTATAGATGTTTGGACTGACCTTTATACCCACACAGTTTAAAACTGTCGATATAAGCTGTGAACAGTCTGTTTCAGTTTTAAGTCTCAGCTTCTTGTATTTCCACTTCAGCTTTTTCAAAGCATTATAAAGTGTCTTTCTATCTAACTGGTCGTAACCCGTCCAGTTCGTATCACACAGCCACCTCATACATTCAGCGGCTTCTTTGGCTTTTTCTCTGCTTTTAAAACGTAATACAACATTCTGTCCGAAACTGTACCACGGTGCTGTTTTAACTTCTCTGCCTGTTTGGTCTCCTGCTTTTCCACCGGAGATTTTACCTCTTTCGTCTATACTTGCATATCCGCATAACACGCTCATTTTACTATACTCCCTGTGTCTGTTTTACTTCGTTCACTTCAGCTTCAAGCCTGTGAACATCATTAGTTAATTCTCTTACACGGCTGTTCACGTTATCCACAAGCTCAATGACTGTAATCAGCTTGTCGTGGTCTTTCTGAACTCCGTCTTTAATTGACTTGATTTCACCTTTAATATCTGTAATACCAGTTTCAATATTCTCCAGTTTAACCACCAAAATAGCCATAGAAGTAGCTTCTTCCTTAACGTCCGTTTTCTCATTTCGTTTTAGGTTTCGCAGTCCAAAATAAACCGCACACCCGACTGATATAAATGTTATCAGTAAAGATATTTCTATAGTCATAAATATTAAACAGCCTTTCCTATATTTTATAATTTAATTATAGAAAAAGGCTGTTTATTTGTCAAGATATTAAAATTCTGTAGGGTCAGCTTTCCTCACTCCAACCGTACACTCCCGGTTCCCATACGTTAGCGTCAACATCTGAACTCCACTTCTTACCGTTGTGAGTAACTTTATCACCTTTCTTATAAGCATCGTGTGCGCCTGTAGGCTGTTTCCATTCAGGAAACTCGTCTAATGATACCTCTACCCACAAAGCAGGGGTTTTGTCAGGTGTCCAGTCTGCTTGTGTGCTATGAGCCTGTACGCATTTGTACAACTTACCGTTATATTGGTATCTGTGTTTTCCATTAGTTATATCATCTTGAGTGATTGTAATACCCGTTCTCCAATAAGGGAACATTTCCATAGTCTGTAATGCAAATTCGTCTGTAACTGATACTCTAGCATCTCTGCACATCGTAACAATATCATTATGCGTTATAGCCATTCTCACTCACCTCCTGTGCAATCTGTTCTCTATAATCCGATTTAATCTGATTAAATAATTCATCGGGTATTCCATAAGTGTTAGCCGGGTCGGGTTCTACATAATTTGGATTCTCATAAAAACCCTGTTCCGGTGTGTAGCAGTATTTTCCCTCAGAAACGTGTTCCGGAATGTTTTCGACAGAATAAGCGTTAATGGTATCGTTTGCGAAAATTATCTTGTTTCCGTATAAATCGTGTAATAATGTATTTTTTTCATCAAAAACTTCAATACTGTTACCTTTCATTATTATTACATCTTTGTAAAATAATTTATCCGTTATTATTGCTCCCATACTTACCTCCTTAGAATAACACTTTAATTTGTTTCCCACTTGTACCGGGGGTCAAAGCAACACCATCAAAGGCATCTTCCATTGATTTAATAGTAAACCCCTCCGCTATATCAGCATATGTACTGTAATTACCACCATCTGCTATACGCCACAACGCTATAAATACCGCACCTCTATTTGCGTTTGCAGGCATTTCACAGAAATACTCTCCGTATGCTGTATATGTGTTCGCATTAGTGTTATAAACATTTACAGCATTTTTGTGCTTATGGAATTTATTATTCTTAGTTATAAAACCATACGAAAAATATCTAAGACCCAAGTTATCCGAAGATACTCCCGAAATAAGTATCATCGCATTATCCAATACTTTGATTATTTGTCCCAAACTCTCCGTTGTGTCATCAAAAAGTTTGTGCATAACCATAGCTATGGTCGTTTTATTAGTAATATCTAATTTTGCCAAATATTGATGCTGTTTATATAATGAACCCTCTTCATATTGGCTTCCGTTAATGATTACGGTATTTTTTGTTGGAGATAATAATACATTACTTATTAGCGCAAAACTAACAGAGTCGTCTACGGTATTAATTTTTACTTGATTGCTAAACGTACAATTATTTATATTAGATAAATCTAGTTGTATCACTCCACCGTACTGTGTACCATCTGTGTTATTTGTAGCTAAAGCTAGTATGTTGTCAACAACATCATACTTAGTGTTCTCATTTAATACTAATTGATTTGTGGATAAATTTTTAATCACATTGCTGTATGTTAAAGTATTATCACTATTTACCGTAATTTTTCGCACATATAACGAAGTAGGTGTACTTTTGTTTGCATATATTAAATAAAAACTGTTGCTATTAATTTTAACAGGAATAGCGATATGATGGTCAAAAGCTACATCTGATAAATTAGAAGTAACATTAATAATTGTTGAAGTAATTGCATCTGAATCCGATATTCTTATAATAGCAATTTGTAATGCTGTTGAATCAGCCTTTAATATAACAACTATTAAATTGGCAGATAATACAACAACCTTATTCCAATAATAACCTTGAAGTTGTAATTGTGTTTGAGGTAATGAAGAAGTACTTGCCCAACTAAAATCGGTATTATCTGAATTAGTGTTTATAATACATCCGTAAATTGAATTATAATCACCTATTACGTGCATATAAAAGTATTTATGTTCTGTTATTTTAAATATACCGTAAATTGTGTTATCATTACCAGTATATACAGTTTTAGTTTTTTCTATATAATCTCCTGTAAATTGTATAGGGTCTCCAACTTTAATACTTTCATCAATGTTCTTATTAATATAAAATTTTTCTTTAGAGGGTATACTTATTCCACCGCCCATTTTGATAGCTTCAGCCATACATCACACCCCCTTTATTCTTACCGGAATATCTATGTCCGGTTTATCAAGTGCTAAGAATGTTACAGAACCATCTGCTGTAGTCATTCTTTTTAATTCTGCAAAAGCTGATGCGGCATCATCTATGTTTTCAGACGCAGTTTCATTAAGTCCGAATATCGGAGTATACACAGCTTTCATTGTACTTATTTCTATGGTATTGGTGTAATATCCTGCTGAGTTGGGGTTAGCACTCCAACCACTAGCCGACACAACAATGTTCCACTCTCTCACTAGTAACTTAAAACCATCATCAACAGTATCACCACCGTATCTAACAGTTCGCTCACCACTGAACAAATTTGCTTTTGACAGCGGAGTACCGATTACTTCCGTACCTGTACCATCATTGTTTGCTATAATATCACATTTAAGTGTACCGGCATTACTAGCCGCTACAAAATCAGCAAAACTATTTATACCTGTAAAATCAATCTTAATGATATTAGATTTACCATTACCGATAATTACTCTATCGTCCATCAGAATACCTCCTTTACCCACAGTATGTTACACCACAATATCTGTATCCGTTTTTAATTTTGTCAATCCTATCATACAATATCTGATGAATATTTTCAACTGCGTTTACGTTATCTATATCGGGAAACTCCAAACTTGTCGGGAGTGTAATACCCACAACAGGATATGTACCATCTATCAGACTTCGTGTATTCTCTATGATTTTAGAATCAAGACCTACATTGGGTATATCGTTTCTGTTCCAGTCGGTTTTTACATTCCGCACCGGCAGGAAATATCCAAGTCCGCTTAAAACTTCATTAAGATACTCTATATTACCCTCAATTCTGTTTGCTGTCTGAAAAGTAAAAGCACCTCTGAAACCTGCGTTCCATTTCAGAACATCTTCAGCTGATAATGAGTTAAAACCCATTTCAGTAATCTGTGTGAGTATGTTTTTCGCATCTGTTATATCATCAGATGTTCTGTCATATATGGGAGTAGTCCAAACTGCCATTTTAAACCTCACTTTCTGTATTAACGATTAATACCTCGGTATCACCACTTAAACCGCCGGAGAAGCTAATTTTAGAGCTTGTGACAGTACCTACAAGTTGTGTACTGAATAATGTATCAAGATACACATCATCACACATATCAAGTTCCGGGTGTCCGAAGTCCTGTAAGCTGTACTGATTTCTTCTCTTGGTTATACTAGCTATCCAGTCCATATAATTGTTGAGATGCGTTATATCCGTGATTAGCTGATTTTCTATAGGACAATCATCACCTATGATGTTGTATGTCTTTGTAATTGATGATGTGTTTTCCTCATAAGGTACTCCGTGAAGTATCAATCTACCTTTACCGCTTAACCCCGTAAATATACTGCACCTAGCATAATGCTGTACTGAAGTGTATGTAAATGTTGTCGGAGTTTCTGTATCAAGAGTTACCGAATTTATGCTTGCTACATCGTGTTCCACAATAACTGTTTCATTGTTTAAAACGATTTCACTCTCATAACTTCCAACCTCATCACTATCTTCACCTGTAGCCGGATTAGCTGTGTAAGAGTATAGTTTACTTGTTACGGTTTTGAGTATCGGATACTTGTTTACAGTTGGCATATCCTCTCGTAATAAGTCCTCATCATAATGAAAATCCACAGGTGTACCGTAGCTTCTCTTTGTGATTGTAACCTGTCCGTTTCGGTTTTCATCAAGTACACACATACCTGCATTGGCTATAAGCTGTAATAACACCTTACATTCTTCCATAGGTAGAGGACAGCTTGTTTTTATCTGCTTCAGACTTTCATCTACAATGAAGTACGGTGTACCGTTTGGGTCAACAGTACCTCCAAAAGCAAACGTAAGCACTTCTGTAGCGAGCTGAAACAGTGTATATGTACCGATTGCACCGTAATAATAGATTTCATTTAATCGTTCAAGATGAGATACAGCCTTAAAACTTACTGTGGATAGCGAACTTGAAGCTTCAACGGTCGGTGCGCCATCTGTCAGATAATTACCACTAAGTATCCACTCAACACTACCGTCCTCAAGTGTCTGACCGAACTCAAATTTAACAGGCTGATTAGCTTCAAGAAGTCCAAACAGTCCCTCCGGGTTATCCGGGTTATAATCTCCGTTTTCATCAATAAACTGCCAAGAAAAACTCATCTGCGGAATTGATGTGTTCATAAGGTCGTTTGCTCTTTCCCACGAAGCACTTGATATATCATCGTTAGTCAATACCTTAGTCACACCCAGTATCAGATACTCAACTCTCATTCTTCTGTCCGGCACTGCCGTATTATCAAATATAATCTGTATTTTATCCACGAAATTACCGCTTGACGGAATGTTACCCTCATAGTAAAAATCAACACTGTTTACAGGCACAGTCTTACGATAATTTTCAGTACCACCCAAGCTACCCACAATGGTTACTGTTTTAGGTCTGTTACCTCTTAATTTATCAAACGTAAGCGATATACCTCTGAAAGCATACACATCTTGGTCGAATGTTATCGTAAGAGCAGGTTTAGATGTATAGTTCCCGTCTGCATCTGACAGGCTTGTTCCTACAAACCCCTGATAATTGTACTCGGTAGAATCTTCGGGTTTAAACCTGCTCATACCATCAAGTATCCATATATTATCCTCAAATGTACCATAAGGTACTATAGTATCATAAGTACCCTCGTATCGTGGCGCTTGTGAATAATCTGTACCGGCTGTAGCAGTTACTTCAGCATCACTTGTGGCATCGGGGTCAATTATTCCGAAAGTAATCCGAACAAAACCCTGCTCCATCAGTTCTTTTCTTATTTCCTGTTTATACGCATTACTGACATTATACATAACTAATACCCCATATCAATAATATTACATTTACAGTTAATATACTCAAGTATCTTACCTGTCTTGGGATTGATTTTCCACACTTCCGCAGAAGCATCACCCCAGTAAACCTTTAAGTCCTTAAACTTACCGTCTTTGCTGTCATAGTAATGAAGTGTTCCTGTAAACTTCTCTATCTCTTTCAGAACCTCTCCCCACTCATCTGCTGTAAGGTGTGGAAAAACAACACCGTCAAACTTAATCTGCCTACCCCCTATCTTCTTGGCTTTAACCTGACCTTTTGCGTTTCTAGCACTGTCTACAAGCTGTACCCTTTGCTCATTCAGACCGTGAGCAGGAGTAGGTAGGGTTTTACCGTTTATTTTAAATATCATAATATCTCACCTGCCTTTTTAAATGTGGTAGGAACATTTGCTCCCACCACATTATATCACAGTTATCTAGCAAAAGCACCCATATTGAAATTAGCACCTCTACGTTTTGCAACTTTCTGTTGATTCTTATAAACAACTTCACCGTCAAGTAATGTGGTTACTGTGATGTTCTGTTCTCCACCAGTACCAAGTACACCTGCTACAGCGTTAGCGACACCTATCGCAACTGATTTTACAATTTGGTCGTTGTTGGCTACAGCCGTTCTGCTACCGATAGAACCAACAAGTTCCGCACCGCTTTCTCTTGCAATGAACAATTCACCCATTGACGGAAAACCACCTGCGGCTTTTCTTTTAACATTCTTCTCACCTTTCTTAGTGTTTCCTTTACCACCACTATCACCTTTTCCACCTGTACCGGAACTTTGAGCATCTGAGAAACCTTGTTTTATTGAATCCCACAAACCACCAAAGATATTAAGGACTTTATCCTTAAATGCGTTCCAACCGTTTTTTATACCCTGCCACATTTTCTTTAACATATCTTTACCAATTTCTAATGCGTCTTTAGGTATCTGTTGCAAGGTTTTAAAGACGTTTGCTACGAATTTAGGCAAGCCAGTGGCTTTATTTTTTGCCCAAGTTACAGCATTACTAACCCATTCTGAAATAGTCTCTTTTATACCGTTAAGTGCATCTAACGCTTTTCCGGGTAGTTCTAAGAAAAAGTCAATCGCTTTAGTTATAAGAGCAGGAACACCTTTAGCTGTATCAATTATCCAGTCCCATACATTCTTAAACCATTCGCCCAGTTTTTTGAGAATACCATTAATGGCATCAAAGGCTTTTCCCGGAAGTTCTGCGAAGAATGTAACAGCTTTTTCGATAAGAGCAGGAACACCTTTAGCTGTATCAATTATCCAGTTCCACACATCTGTGAACCATAAAGCGAGTTTTCCGATTACAAAACCAATGGCATACGCTATCTTATCGGGAAGTTCTGCAAAGAAATCAACAACCTTGCCGATAGCTTCAGGTATTTTCTCGGTAAAGAATGTTTTAATCGCTTCAACACCTGTTTTCACAGCTGAAACAGCGGCGTCCCATTTTTCTTTTATCCAGTCTTTAATCTTACCCCATACCTCTTCGGTTTTAGCTTTAATCTCGTCCCAATGTTTCACAATAGCTACAGCAAGTACCGCTACAACACCTACAATAGCCGCTATGAGTCCAACCATAGGAGTGAATACTAAAGCTAAACCACCGGCTACGGCTAATACACCACCAATACCAAGAGCGAGATTAACCCACACGTTACCGTTATCATTAATTAAATTATATATTCCGGTAAATGCGGCGAGTAGACCTGCCACAGCAAGTGCTATCGGTGCTATAACTCCGGCTAAAGATGGGAAGATAAGCATAAGACCACCTGCTACAGCTACAACACCGCCAATAGCCAGTGCTAATGATTTCCAGTTGTCATCTTCACCCTTAATAATACCTTTAATACCTTTAAAAATAGCAATAAGACCACCTGCAATCAAAGCTACTCCTGCAAGTCGTTTTGCCCAAAGAACAAAACCACCGGGTATAAGACCTACAGCTTTTTTGATTCTATTCAAATTTTCAATAAATTCTGCAAGTTTAAGTGCAATCTTCCAACCGGCAAAAGCCGTACCAATAGCCACTACTACCGGTAATAACCATTTAAGTTTTTCTTTGATGTCATCAATTTTTTGTGATACAGCATCGGCAAACATATCATAACCGAGTGATTCTAAAAAGTCCTTGTCAAAAAGACCATCTCCACCTGCACCTGCTCCACCACCTGCTCCACCTGCACCACTACCGCCTGTTGGTTCGGGTTCTTTGATTACATTCAGTTCATCAAAAGGAGCATAAAGGTCTTTAACCTTTTTCTTGGTTTTATCAAGACCTTTGTTAGTGTCATCTATACCGTCACTCATATCTTGAACACCGGCAGACGCACCTTTAAAGTCATACTTAAACTCAGGCATTTTAAAACCAAAGAGTTTGGCTATAAAATTGGCTATATCCCTAACAATTTGGAAGAACGCAGTGAGCCACGGAATTACAATTTGAAGTGCCGGTAGGAAAATGTTACCCAACGCTCTAGCACACTGAGTTATGTTCTGCTTTAAAATTCTCATTTGGTTTGCAGGAGAGTTGAGTGTTCTAGCCATATCTCCCTGTGCAAGAACAGACTTCTCCATAAGAGCAACATATCTTAATTCGGCTTTTTCAGCGTCATTAAGAGTTCTTATTTTACGGTTAATACCGTGTTCGTAAAGAGTCTGCTGTAAAGTAGTTTCTGTCAAAGCGTAACCAACACGTCTTAACGGTTCGATTTCCCCTGCAATACCGGATTGGATTTTAAGCATTGCTTGGTCTATCGGTATGTTGATAAATGATGATAAATCGTAACCAAGCTGTGTGAGATTCTTAGACATTATGTATGTTTTCTCAGAAGCCACACCCATACCGCTAGTCAACTGTTGCATAAAACCAAGATACCTCATAGCTTCTGATGGGTCAACGCCTAAAACACCTTGTAATTTATTTATAAATTCATTAGCTTCTTCATTAAAACCCTGCATTTCCACATCAAACAGGTTTTTGTTTTCCACGAACGCATTAGAACTGTCTACCCAAGCACCGACAACTCTACCCACGGTTTTTCCCAACTGAAGCAAAGCACCCACACCCAAACCTTTAAACAAAGCATTAAGCTGTGTCATTGATGTAACCTGCTTATCGGTCTGCGTTTTCATATTTTGTATAGCTGTAGTACCTTTACTAATGTGTGTTGTGAAACTTTGAGCATATGAACTGCTTGTTGACAAACCACTTGATATTGAAGATGTTGCACTTGAACCCTCAGACTTGAATCGTGACATCTCATTATTCAATTGTGTGGTAGCTGTAGCTACACTACTCACACTGCTTGAAGCCGCCCCTATGCCGTTTATCGCAGACGATACACCGCTTGCTGACATACTTATTCTGCCAAAAGCCGTACCTACAGCATTTATTGTGGAAGTAATACCACCTAAAGCGGCAACACTACTCTGTAAAGCTGTAAATTGGCTTCTGAGTGAGGATACTTTAGCTATAAGTCTATCTATAGAAGTTTCAGCCTGTGTGGCTTGTGTTTGTATTTCAATACTTAGCCTATCTATATTATGTTCAGACATTTTAACCTCCTTTACTTAAAAATAAAAGAGGGTGTCCCCACCCTCTATTTAAAACAACTTTTGAAACTCTGCCATTGTCTAGCAAGGTTTTCTTCCGGACTGATGGGTTCTGTTTCCAGTTCTGCCTGTAGTGCTTTTGCATACACAGGTTCTCTAGGATATGGATTCTTTTTACCGTCTAACACAGCACCTACGGCTTGCATAACATAAAAACCAGTAAGCCAAGCGTCCATATCTGCGTTCATACGATTTACCTCTTTCATAAGTTCATCTTTGGCGATATAACTATCCACGCAATCAAATTCCCCATTCCAGTATAAATCATAGTCCATACCAAGCCATAGAAAATAACCTGCCAGTTCAATAAGGCTCTCAGTCATAGTAGAATAGGTTTTACCACCTATTCCACTATCTTGAAGTTTTTTCTCTCTTTATCCTCTTTCTCATCTTTGTTGAAGTTAGGTATAGCTTCCATCATCATTTCAGTTAATGTTTCAAAGATTTCCTGCACATTATATGTTGTATAAAGTTCATCAAGCAGTTCGTTTATCTCCTTTTCCTTTAAATAAGGCTGTTTTGTGGAGAAAGCGTGACCTACAACCATATCCATACTTGTTACAGGTTTGTTCTCAATATCCGAAAATGAGAAGCCGTCAGCTTCAAGTTTCTTGATAGCATTTCTTGTGTACATCAGCGTGTACTCAACACCTTTTAATTCTACAACAATTTTCTTCGACATCTGTTATTTCCTCCTTTTTAAGCTACGGTAGACCAACTAGGTTCACCGGTTACTACAACATTAAGAGTTGTGGTAAGTACGTTATTTACTGACGCACCACCAAAACCAAGTGGCTGTGGTTTACCTGTGAAATCCATCTGCTCTGAAACAGGTGCAGGTACAAGTATTCTGAACCATACTGCTTTACCCTCTGTTTTAGCTGTTTCGTAAGCTGCATTTAATGTTTTAACAGCTGTTCTGAACTCCGGTGTATCATTAGCTGTAAATGCTAAAGCACCACCTGTATCTTTCAGACCATCAATATATGTTTTATACTCCTGATTATCTAAAGTAGTATCTTCAAGAGTATCGGGTGCTGAAGAAATTTCCGGAATTTCTGTTATACCGGGAATTGTTACAAAGTCAGTTGTAGGCTTTGTACCTTTGGTAGTTTCTACAGCATACTGTAATTTTATACCTTGTGTATTCTGCGACATAGATTTTACCTCCTATATAAATATTTATGAGTTTTGTCTATCACGGCTTCAACTCTCAATATACCTCTTTGTATCGAAGCATCTTCTGATACAGGCAATATTGTGGGTGAAGCATTTCTGATTAAACCAAACTTCTTTACAACAGCTTCTGTGATTTCATTGAGTATGTATGTACAGGTATTCCTTGCAGAATACACCTCGTTTTTCACATTCTGTTGTGTTGTATAGACTTCAATCTGATAACCTATGATGCTATATTCTTCTTTATCCGTGTAAGTTTCCATTTGCGGTAGATTGGTGATTTCCTCAATCGTTATATAAGGATTGGAATAATCAGGGTTATCTACCGAATATGCTTCAACTATGTTTTCAGCAGGAATATGAACCTCAAACGGATATTTTTGCAGATATTCAATTATTTCATTAATTATCGTAACCATTTGCTGTGTAAAATCTCCTTACTGTCTCTAAACATAGCTTTAAATATCTCAAGTCTTGCTTCATACATAGCCTTTGTTCCAACCATACCCTCTGTAAATGTCAGTTCTCCTGTCAGCTTGTTTTTATAAAACCAACCTTTTCTGCCACCGACACTACGTTTATACCTTGTAGGTGTGTAGTATTCCCAACCGGCTTCTCCGGCTAGAGGGTGTGGACTTTGCTGACCCATCATACCAGTACCAAACTCTATAAAAGCAACATCTTCACCTTGATTAACAAGTTCCACATAGTCAGTGTGTTCTAAGATATAAAAACCGCCCAACTGATTACCATCAAGACCCATTACACCTACAGATGCCGTTTTAGCTTCTGCGGAGTTCTGTCCCACTCTAGCCAAGTGTTCAGGCAATTCTGTTTCCATAGACTTTACTGCCGACTTCAAACTGTTGAGTTGCTTGATTATCTCGTCACAACCATCTGCTCCCCACATCACCCTTATGTTACTCATAAGCGGCTCTCCAACATAATTGTTGTGGTTTCGTGCTGATTACGGATTGAAGATACCTTATAATCAGCCTTTTTACCCTGTGGGTCGTTATCAACAGGTACATCTATAAACAGTCGGTCGTTCTTGGTTATCTCTTTTGCATACTCATTGCGTATGACGGTCTTATAATACTTTTTATCAAGCCTACCACCGACTGCTACAATTTCTTCATCTGACATACTCACAAGACCCATTCTCATAGGTTTTGGTGTATCGAAAAGTTCAACATTCTTATCGGTACTGATACGCTTAATCAAATAGACTTGTTTCTGATTTCTTTTTAGCATTACGCTTCACCACCGTTACTTTACTAGGCACTCTAGCAAGCCAGTCCGGCATATCTTTGTAAACTCTGTTTACTCCGTTCTCCTGATGAGAAGTTTCACCCTCTGCACCCTCGGTTGCTAGATACCACTTAGCACCCTCGATGATGTTAAAATCAAACCTTGCCGGAACATCGGCTGTATCATCAAGAGCAAGTCTGTTCTTAATCTGCTGAGTTGCCCAAGATATAGCATAATTAAGTTTATCATCTTCATCAATATAAATATCCAAGTCGGTATTGGCTATGATAGTTTTAAGCATTGTCTTATATTCTAAAGCCATAAATATACCTCCATATTAAGAAAGGTGAGTGTGAGTAACCACACCCACCTTTACTGATTAACCGTTTGAAACGATTTTAGCCATTGCAATCTCTCTAGGGTTTCTAGCAAGTGTCCAGTTAGCTGTTGTACCAAGCTGAACTCTTGTTGGAGACGATGTGTAACCTGTTGCCGGTTTAACAAATGAGAATCCGTTAGGGTGGATAGTCTGTCTCTGTCTAGTCCACAGAGTTTCCACACCGCCGTCAGTTGCTTCGTCTCTTGAAACAGATGCAGGGTGGTCTACCGGTGCATCAGCTGTTCTCACACAACCAGTACCAAGCAGGAATGTTGTATATTCCATAGCTTCAGTTGTAGTGTTGAGAGAAGCCGGAACTCTATCGTCAATAACAACAGTGAAACCGTTAATATCAGCGATATTAAGAGTTCTTTCGATGCCCATAGGGTCTGTGTACTTTCTGTACTGTAACAGGTCTTTTACTGCAAGGTTTAATGCAACCTTACTGTGCATAATTGCAAGTGAAAATTCTCCTGCGTTTTCTCCGAGTGCTTTCTGAGCCGCTTCAGCTATTGTAGCGTCACCGAGTTTGTTCGCATCTTCAACTGTACCTTTAGCTGAGAGTGCAAGACTTGAAACGTGTTCTGTTCCCCAAGTCTTAGCGTAACCCTCAGAAGTTGAAGTAATACCGAAGATAGCATTAAGAATTGCAAGCAGTTCTTTCTGCTTTTGGTCTTGCCAGTATTTTGCAACCTTTGAAACGATAAAACTCATTGGGTCTGCTCCACTGTTGAAGTCAGCAATGAAGTCTTTAGCCTTGAAACCTTTTGCTCTACCGAAAACAACTCCGGTTTCGCTTGAACCCTCTGTTTCAACAGTATCAATGTTAGTTGCACCGTCATAGTTTACTGGGTCTGCTGTGAAGTTCTTATAGAACGGTGCTGTATAAATATCAGAACCATTGCTGATAAGGTTAGCGATAACAGCATCACTAACAACTGCTCCACTCTGTAACATAGCATTTGTTACTAAATCTTTTTCCTGTCCCCACTGATACAGAAACAGTTCTGAATCAAAAGGATAATTAAGATATGTAGCCATTAAAAATACCTCCTAATATACTATACCCCCATTAATTCTTTATATGCTTCGGGGTTTTCAGTCTTAAATTTATACTTTTCAGCATAAGTCATTTTATCGAAGTCATCTTTAGTCACAGTATTATTTGGTGGTGCTTTAGGGTTAGGAGTTTTGTTTTTTAACTCCTCTTTCAGCTTAGTTTCGTATTTATTAAGCGTTGACAGATACTGCTTGGCTCTGCTTTCAGTACCATCAGCGTCATCACTTACCACAAACTGTAGTGCAATTTCCAAATCTTCGGCATCAAGATTTGCTTCACCTAGAATATCCTTAGCAAGCACTTTGTTCTCCCTCAGGTTCAGTTCTCGTACCTTTTGCTCGAACTCAGCTTGTCTTTGCTTTTCTTTTTCTTCTTCACTCATCGTAAGTTCTCTTGTGATTTCTTCTCTTATTTGCTGTTCGGTCTTACGCTTATCAATGTGAAGTTTCTGAGATAAATCATTTACTTTTCTGTCCCATTCAGACTGTGAATAATATCCCTCTTTACTACTAGCTTCCGCAAAAGCTTCCTCTAATTCTGCTCTTAATGCTTCATCTTCAATTCTGTTAAAATCAAAAGCCATAACTTATACCTCTCTTTCCGTAATATGTACCCCCGAAGTATCCGTTTGTACATTTATTCCGTTATTATACAAAAACAGTATATCTTACGATATACCGTTTTGTAAATACCAAAAGTTTAAATTTTCAGAAAATTTCTAAAATTTTACTCATCATCATCGGGTTCTTTTCCCTCTTTTCCCTCTTTTCCATCTTCTTTAGGGTCAGTAGTCGATTTATTTGGCTCTTTTTTGCCGTCAGCACCCTCAGACCACTTCTGCTGTGCAAACAGTTCAGCCTGTTTCATCTGCGCTTCTTCCTCGTTAGCTTTCCACCTGTCAACGAATCCCACAATATCTGTCGTGATGTTCATAGCCTGTGCTATATCACTCTTATCAACGTGCATATTGTAAAGCATCGAACCGGCTGTAGTCTTGGTCTGAAGATTGTCATTCTTGTTTCTACTGAACATCATATCGACATCAATCATATTGAGGTCTTTAATCAGACCCTTGTCCTGCATCAGCTTGATAGCAACCTTGAGTGACTGTCTTTCAGACTGTTTCCAAAACAGTTCCTTGTTTCTAGCAACCAGTTCAAGGTCTGCCCAACCATCACGAAGTTTAACAGCATCACCAGTATCACCGCCGCCGCCGCCTCTTGTCTTTCTGTCGGGTATACCCACAACCACTTTGTAGGCTTCTTCTAGGTACTCTCTAAGCTGTGTAACTGCTTGTGGATTCAAACTGCACTGAATATATTTGCCGTCTTGATTGATGCCCTGTTCTCCGGAAAACACGAGTATATCACCATTCTCAAGAGTTTGTACATCATCGTGTTCATCTGCCGGAATACCAAACAGCAGTAATATTGCTTCAACTACCTGTTCCACATCATCTAAACTGTTGGACGTTGTTAAATTTATAGCATCAAGCAGTGTAGTAACCATCTCAAAATCACCCATTCGCCACTGATTGTTTCTATACTCAACTATCGGATTACCACCGTGCTGATGATATGTACTGCTAATCATATCACTTACGGTAACAGTATTATTAGCACCTGCGGTTAGATATTCACAAGCTATTTCGTTTGTGTACGCTATGTATCTTCTGCAAGGCATATCTTCATTATCTCTATAATCAAAGAAATTTACAGACAGTACCGGACTGTGACCTATAGCTGTGGAATACACTACAAATGTATTAAACGGTGAGAGTGACATCAGATTATATGGTACGTCATTTTCATATCCTATCGGGTCTACCAGTGTACACTTGTAACCCACACCACATATACTGCAAAAATCCTCAATCTCCTTATCAATTGTTGCTCTGTTTTCCAGTTCCATAGCCGAGTTAAGTTCCTGCACGGCATCTGCTACATCAGCTGTTCGTGCTGTGTACTGAAGCGGTGTACCCATAAAATAGCCGGTTGTGTCACGAACCGTAGACCAAGCATAATTTAAACACACCTGATTGTTGATGTTGGGTCTTACCTGTTTTTCTTTCTCTAGTATCGGCTGTTTACCTAGAAAATAATCGGTCAGATACCTTATATCCGTCACATTCATCATATGACAGCTCATTGCATCTGTGATAATCTTAGGTATGTTTTCTATTGTCGGCTCAAGACTTGTGTATATGACCTTTCTGCCGAATGTTTGATGTTTACCCTCTACAGACATATTTACCACCTTTCCGCAACCTACAGGTTGCCATTTCTTTTGAATTTGGTCACTTTACAGTGACACACCTTTGTGTTCTTATAATCTACCGCCATAGCCATACTGTCAGCGGCATCATCGTGCAGATTCTTACTTCTGAATGATATACTGCACAGTTCTTTCATAAATCTGTTGTATTCCTCATCTCTGAAATCCTTACCCCTGTAATACACTTTCTTTATTTCGGGTATATACTGCTCGATTCTAACCAGTTTACCCATATTTGTAGGTGCTTTCTGTGAAGTTATATTACACATATAACCATAATCATTTCTCAGTATCTCATCAACCTTATCAGCATACTCGTCACCGCCGTTATTAGCTTCAAATCTGCCTGATTTACAAGCGTGCTGAAGTATTTTACCCACAACTCTAGGTCTTGTGACCTCTTTATTGCTTGTATCAAAGACTACATCGTGAAGATACCAGTCATCACCGTACGCATATATTACAGGCATTGAAAGACTGTCTCCACCACCCCAAGCAACGTCCGTGACAAAGAATATATCATCGGGTTCACCGTCCGGCAGAACACCGTTATAATACATCAGTTCATTTGCCTTAAGCGGCATACCCTCTTTTTCCACAGGGTTTTGAAGATACAGACACGAAAAATCCACCGGGTCGAGAGATTCCTGCCTTTCTCTTATCTTCTCATCTGTATATCTGTCGGGGTGGTCGTATAAAAAGTTACTATGCTCGTTTTCGTCCCACACCGGAATACACACAAACTCATACTGTGGGTTATTTTCGTGTTCACTCATCATTCTGCTTATCGGGTCATACGCAGACCATATAGTACCGAGCATTATCTGTTTTACATTGTCACCTATCTGTCTTGTGGTAAGTGTTGATGTGTAGTCCTGCCACAGCTTTTCAAGACGTTCCGGAGAACGTGCCACTTCAGCGTTCTTCACAAGGTCATCGGTTATCAGAAACTTGTTTGCTCTTGTTCTACCGGTAACAGAACCTCCAAGTGAAATCATACCTATTGTGGGGAAATCACCTCTACGTCTGTAACTTATCGTACCATACTGAGCAGATGTTACAGGGGCGGCTCTCTCACCGAATATTCTTGTATGCTGATACTCAAAATCATCGGTCAGCATATCCACAACACTGTCATACATCATTTTAATCATACCGTCTGAATATGATACATACATATTGGCACTCATAGGATAAACTCCTGCGATATATGCAAGCAGGAACTTGATGAGCGTACTTTTTCCTGTACCGGGCGGCATCGAAAGCGACAGCAGTCTCATATTCGGGTCATTCATAAAGTTATCAAGCTTAGTTGCTAGATGCAATTGTCCCTCAAGTATCTTTCTGCGTGGCAACCAAAAACGTGCGTTTTTCTCTCTGTTCCACTCCGTGGCTATCATATAATCGTCAAAATGTCTTTTACCTCTGATACAGTACGCATCACGGACTATATCAAGAACTTCTGTGTCTTTTCTAGCCACAACTGTACCTTGTTTTATAACAGTCAGTGCCGCAGTATCAGCTTTTTCAAACTCACCTAGATTTTCATAAAGTTCAGCAAGCAGATTCATCTTTCTGAATCTCAGTTTGTCGGGCATATTAATTGTCCGAATCTGCAACTCAAGTTTTTTCACATCTTCTTTTATCTGTCTTATACCGAAATCCTCAAATAAACTCATCTGCATAAAGATTATCTCCTTTCCACAGCATTATAACATCATCTGCGGTATTTTGACAATATAAAAAGAAACAGCAGACCAAGTGGTTTACCTTTAAGGTATTTTGGGGGGAGGTCTACTGTTTCCCGAATGGAAGAATTACAAACAATGAAACAAATCATTGGGTTGTCATATTATAATATGATACCGCCGGTACACTTCACTCTCGCAAAAGAAGTAATTATTATATGAACCAAAGAATGTCAAAACAGACTTAAAACAATATCAAGGAATCTTGGCGGTATCATTTAATTATATGACAATAATAACATCATTACAGTCTGTTGTCAAGAACAATTTCACAGAAAATATTTGACATATTTACTGTCCACAGGCTATAATACCCTTGTCTGATATACTTTTTCTCATAACATATCTGTTGTTTCCTTTGAAATTGCCGTCCTGCTGTGAAGCAGTGCGGCTTTTTCCTATTGACAGACTAAATTTGCGGTGTTATATTAAAGATGTTGCTTTTTATTTTGCCACATTTGAGAAAGATGTGCTATTTTTCACACAAAGAGTCGGGTTCGTTCAATTTCCCGGCTCTTTTTCTTATAAAACAAAAGAACAGGTCTTAATGAACCTGTTCTTTTGCGTTTAAGTTTTACATAAAAGGATAAATTGGATTTAAAATGTTATTAAAAAGAAACATTTAGTTATGCAAGAACCAACAGTGCCTATACCTTAGAGAACGTGTCCGGTTATTCACAAGGTTTAGGTATGTACCCGGTTTCAAGGCTTTTCAGATATGTAACCCATAGCCTTTCTACCTTACTGTTAGTTATTTATCAAGAAGATAGGATATGTCCTCTTGACATATACCATATTACACTATTATGGGAATATTGTCAATACTAAAAGTCCTTTTTTTCAAAAAAATTTTTTTCAGAAACAGCAAAACACTCCGCAAGCGAACCGGAGTGTTTTACCTAATTCAAACAAAAGGGACGAAAGTAGAAAAAATATAACAAACAAATTCCTACAAACCCAGTTTACCACAAGGTCAGAGGGGTGTCAAGATTGGATTTTACAGATTAAAGGGTCAATTTTGCAGATTTTGTGCAGATTTTGGGTTTTAATGTGGTTATTTTGGCTTTCTTCAGTGGTTGGGTGGTACAGAGAGGGTGGTTTGGGTGGGTTTGTAATATTGGCAATGTAGGGTTCTTTTTAAAATTTTAGGTGGTGAGACACTTGACTCCCCCTATTTTCAGAAAATTCAGAATAGGGGGAATGTTCTGAATAGTCTGACAATTCAGTACCGGAATATTCGAAATTTTCAGAATATTCAAAATTTTAAAACAATTAAATTGTGTGGTATGGGGACACAATTCAGAATTGTCTGACAATTAAAACAAATATCCCTCGAAATTTTCAGAATATTAAGAATTGTCTGACAATTAAACAGCCATTTTAAATTGTATGAATTGTAGATACAATTATAATAATTATAATTAAATGAATAAATATAATCACTGTATATATTTGTAATGTATAAATATAATACTGGGTATAATACTGGGGATAGTGCTGTAGGTATAGTGCTGTAGATATAGTGCCGTGGGTACGGTGCTATATGTACAGTGCTGTAGGTATAGTGCTATATGTACAGTGCCATATCATACGACACGTTAGAAGCCGTCTATTTTCGTTTTAGACAGACGATATTATATTTTAGGATATGCAATATTACCAAAACAGAAGTACGTCTTAAAACGTAAATTAGAGCCTTGTAAGACCATATAGAAAAAAGGACGGTTCAAACCGTCCCTTTTTCGTCCTGCTTATAATTTTTTTATGGCTTCACCTATCAAGCCTATTAAAAAGCCTATTAGAAAAGCACCTATCAATATAATTTTCAACATCATTCAATCACCTACCTTTTTTACTTCAAAACAACTTCTTTCGTGCAATCAAGTATGCTTGTCAGAAAATCATCACAGAACATATGATAATAATCTACAACCGTCCCGCAATCGTACCACTTTGAGCCATCTTTTTCGTATGCTGTCATCGTTGCTTCGTCAATGTAATACTTTCTGCTTTTCGTGTTATATAACGGTGCACTACAGCAATCTGTTTCAATTATATAATCGGGTAACAATTCTGCATATATTCCAGTAAGCTTCTTAATTGACTCTTTAACAGTGATATGCCTTGTGTCCGTGTCGCTATACCAGTCAGTATAAAACGAGCGATAACTCATATAACTTGTGTTACTGTACAGCAATCCGTTATCTTCTTCAAAATTGCCTATGGTAACGATTGAACCGTCCTGTGATAGTATAGCAAGCTTGCTGTCAATTCTATGCTCAATCGCATCTTGAATAACTTCTGATTTGTAAAAATCACTCTTGATTGTTTTGTACGGCGACAGCTCATTTTTAATGTAGGTTGCCGTATCTGACAAGCCTTTTTCAATGTTAATATCAATAATCCCGTTGTGAGCCACGGCAACGTCACAACTCTGTTGTAACTTCAGTAACTTTGACTTTTTGTTACTGAGTGGGAATGGATGCGTTAACTGCGGTTTTGTTCCACCTGAAGTGGTTATTCTGAAGTGGTATATAAACGGTGTATTCTGAAGTGAATTACCTAATGATTTATACACTTTTTCAAGTGCTATTTCAAACGATTCTAAGCTCATCAATCCCTTGTGAATAATAACTCTGTTATTCTTGACGTATGCAAAACCTGCACCGTTTGGATTTGCAAAAAACATATTTTCAATAACTTCTTTCGTAGGTGCTTTAACTCCTTTGTTTTTAACGCAAATAATACACATAATTTTTCTCCTTTTCTATCCTTGTTTTGAATTATAAATATCTATCGAATAACGGCTTACACCTGTTATCCCATTCGGTTATATCTGCCACACCGCAATTCATACAGTGTTCTAACGTGTGGTTATTGGCATAACTGCACAGCGCATTAACAAAGTATAACCTGTACTTGATTAAACTAATATCCATTGTCGAACCGAAAAATCTGAATTCAATGGTATTCTTATTCTGACTGTTCAGGGCAACGTAACGACCATTACCACGCATCTGTTCATATATGCACGCATATCTTTCTTCGGTGTTACTGCAATAGTACGCATCTGAAAAATTAACGATTTTCGACCACTCATCACAGCCGTTATATCTACCTGATATTTTACTTATGATATAATCCTGACGATATTCCAGTGACGTTAAAATCATATTCATTTTAGCCACACTGTATTTATTCAAACTGCCACGATTAACGTGTATATGCATACCGCAAGACTCGTCATCGTAAAAATATGCATTGGCTGTAGTATTGACGATACGTTTGATAACGTCTGTCGTCATCAGGTAATCGAGACTCATTGGATTTGTAATGAATTCGTAGCCATACGGTTCAATACTGCTATCTGATTCACTGTAGATATGCCTGTCGTATCCGTACTTCGCTAATTCTGATAAAACGTGTTCTACAGCACCTGTAAGGCAATCGTCTGAGGTGTCGTAATCGTCCTCAGAATATTTACTGTACAAATCATCTGAACCTATGGCATATTCGAACTCTATACCAAAATATCTTGTTCCGCTGTCTGATTCACTTGCTAACGGCGTGTTCTTGCGACTTGCATTGTAGAATAAAGGTGCATCAGACGGCGCATCGTGATAATATCCGGCTCTCTTGTACTCATTCGTCAGACTATCAATGCACGACTTACAAGAACCTTTAGCATAACGCATTTTTTCGCTTGACGTTAACGGTGTTTTAATTGCTTTAAAATCAATTAAATCTGACTTTAAAATATAGTGTCCACAGATAGGGCATTTTGTATATTTTATAGCACAACTATTACAATACTGTGAGCCGTTAGTATATTGCTGTACTGTATGGTATTTTCCGCAACAATTACAACGTTTTAAACCGTCTAAAAATGTACCCGAATCAACCGTACCATATAGATAAAATTCAACCTGTACAGCGTTTATCATCTGATTAACTTCTAACTGAGCTTTTATCTCGTCACCTAGTACATCATAATCATTGTAACAAAAATCATAAGCACTCCTGATAACATTAGACCGTCTACCTGTCGTTGAAACAATAATAGCATCATTCGAATACAAATTATAACTTCTGTCTACTTCCGTCACTACCTGTTTTTCAATAAAATCTCGACATTCAGTTAATGTACCCACAAACACCTTATTATTTTCTGAAATAAACATACCTAAATCTGTTTTGCGACTTACCCAGTGAGTAGGTCTATTCTTGTACTCTTCTGTACTCATAACTTCTTTAATTAATTCTTTTGATAACATTGTTTTACTCCTTTCGTTATCCTATATGTAATTAACTTGTGTCTTTCGGCAGTTAGAATATACTACAGTATTGGCAATGCTGTCAATCATATATTACAAAATA